AATAAGAATAAATAATTATAATGCTAAATTTGTACAAATGTTTAAAAACTATCGATTTAATAATTGAAAAACTGCTATTAAAAGAATATAATGATGAAAAAAAAGATATTAATTTTTCAATTAAAACTTTATACGATAATAAATATATAATTTCAATAAAGGAATTATTAACAGATAAAGAATGTGATGAAATAATAGACAATTCAAAATCATACGGATTTTCAGATATTAATTCATATTCAAAAGAAGAACGTGATGCTAAAAGAGTATGTGTTATAGATGGTAAATTATCAAATAGTATTTGGAATAAATTAGAAAAAAATGACTTAATTAATTATCTTAATAATTTAGAATTAAGACCTTATGGCTTCAATACAGAAGGAACATGGAAACCATTTAAAATAAATGAATGTAATAGGATATCAAATTATTCACCAGAATCAAAATGATTCAAATGCCATTATGATACTCAGTATGTTTATTCAGAAAATATTAAATCAATATTTACTATCGTAATTTATCTAAATGACAATTATGAAAATGGCGAAACAATATTTTATACCAAAAAGGATTCAAAATATATGAACGTTACATGCGAACAAGAAATGGAATTAAATGGTGGAAAAGAATCATATGAAAAATACACAATCAAACCCATCAAAGGAACTTGTATATTGTTTAATCATGATATCATACACATGTCTAACGAAATTAAAAATGGAAATAAATATATTTTAAGAACTGATCTAATATACAAAAAAAATTAAACGGATACGAAAGAGTATAATCCCTATTTTAGTCAATTTAATTTTAATAAAGTTGTTGAATATTTTAGAGAAGCTCAAAATCAAGAATTAAAAAAAAATGTAAAATATGCATCGATATTGTACGAAAAATCACTATCTATAAGACAAAATCAAATAGGTTATAATAAAAATTCACAAGATATTTGGAATTACATATTCTCATTTTTAGAATCGAACGATATGAAGGTAATATCAGAAACGAACAAGCTATTGACTTCACACGTAATAATATATGAGTCAGATTATTGGGAAAAATTTGGAAAAGATGAATTATGTCTGATAAAATCAGAAAATGAGAATGAAAAAATCAAAAAGAAACTAACAGACCAATATAATAACAAATATTTTTATCGCAAGTTAAAAAAAATAAAACCAAAATTGATTGATCAAACGAAAACCAAAAATACGTTTTCATATAAATATGATGAATTTTATATTTGTAATAAGGAAGCATTATTAAGAACAGTTGGAATGTATGCATTATATTTATTTGGACATGATAATGATTATAGAACATATATAGCTAATTATTATCCTGAAAATGGAGAAATATTAGCATGTAAATTAAAGTGGCTTTTGGGTTGTACATTTTATGGGAAAAAATTATATGGACAATATTATCACATATATAACAATTATGCATATTTAAATGAGGAAGGTTATGAAATATATAATAGTTTATGTGGCGGATTTAGTCATTATGATTGTCCTGATTGTGAAGATAAGTGTTCATTTCCCTTAACAATAGAATATGAACATGGAGAAGGATTTAATAAACCGATCGATAATTATGAATGTTGTGAAGATGGTTTAAAGGAAAAAATAGAGAATTCATTTGATCGTTATGTTAATAAAAATATCAAACAAATTTGTGGTTATTCTGAGTATGAAAATGAGGAGATTATTGACGAATATAGATCATGTCGTGATCATGGCAATTGTCCTGAATATCTTAATAGAAAATTAGTTAATAAAAATATTATTAAACGTAATAATTTAATATTTAATTTTGAAAATAAATTAGAATTAATAAAACATAATAAATCCGAGTTTAATCTAAGAAGATTCGATTTTTTAAAAAATATTGAAAAATATGAAATATATTCTTTAGATATTGAACAGTTAAATGCTAATCAATTTAATCATGCAGCATGTCAATATGGTTCGTATAGGTATGAGGTGGAACACAAATATAAATTTTTAAGACAAAAAGAAATTAATAAGATATATATTTTCGAAATTATTGAAGATAAAAATGTGAAAATAATAACGGTTTATAATCCAATAAATTCATTTTAGTAATATACATAATTTTTTTAATATGTTTTATATTTGTAGATCCAAAATTAAATAATTTTAAAATTATCTAATTTATTATTAGTTATTAAATAATTTTGTTTCTGTGAATTTTCCATAGAATAATCAATTAATAGAATTATCTAATTTTGTTATTTAGCGTTTAATATTACAAAAAATATTTCCAATAAGAATCAAAAATAATTAAATTTTCGCGCTGAGATAACAAAAATAATACGATTTTGTTGTATAAGATTTTTATAATAAAATAATAAATTAGCAAAATTATTTAATTCTGTTATTTATCACACAAATCTTATTAATTCAAAAAATAGGATAAATTACAAAAATTCCAAAAATATTTATAAAATTTTAGTATTCGAATAATAAATTTTTGAATATATAATTTTCATAAATAAAAGTTAAAACATTTAATGTATCTTATTTTAATAAGATAATTGTCCTCAAAAAAACATATGATTAATTTAAAAAATAGACATATGAAAAATTGAAAAAATAATGATATAAAATACAGAACATTAAACTAACAATAAAAAATGTTAAATTTAGATAAATCACTCAGAACTATTGATAGAATAATTAAAAAACCATTATTAAAAAAATATAATGATCAACTAACAGAAACCGAATTCTCAACCAAAACTATAAATAATAAATATATAATTTCAATAAAAAAACTATTAACTGACAAAGAATGTGGTCAAATAATAGGAAGAGCACAATCTTATGGATTTTTGGATATAAAATCATATTCAAAAGATAAGCGTGACTCGAAAAGAGTTTGTGTTCTAGATAATAAGTTATCCGAAATAATTTGGAATAGATTAGAAAAAATGAATTTGATAGATTCTTTGAAAAAAATGGAATTAAAACCTTACGGATTTCATACCGAAGGATCTTGGGAACCATTTAAAATAAATGAATGTAACAGAATATCACATTATTCTAAAAATTCTAAAGGTTTCAAATGTCATTATGATAGTCAATACGTTCATTCCGAAAACATAAAATCAGTTTTCACCTTATTAATTTACTTAAATGATAATTATAAAAATGGCGAAACTGTATTTTATACAAAAAAAGATTCTAAATATATGAATGTTACATGTGATCAAGAAATGTTACTAAATGGGGGAGAAGAAACATATGATAAATACGTAATTAGTCCATCAAAAGGTAGTTGCATACTATTTAATCATGACATCATACATATGTCGAATGAAATTAAAAAAGGAAACAAATATATTTTAAGGACAGACATTGTATACAGAAAAAATGGAAAAAATATAGGACACTGTTCATATTTAGATAAAATTTTTTTTAATCGAAGTATTGACTATTTTGTAGAAGCGCAAAGACAAGAATTAAAAAAAAATAAAAAGTATGCATCAGAATTATACGAAAAGTCACTATCAATAAGACATTCAGTTGGTGATATAGGTCATAATAAAAATTCACAAGATATTTGGAATTATATATTTTCATTTTTGGAATCAGAAGATATAAATCTTGTAACATTAACGAACAAACTATTAACTTCATATGCAATAATATATGAATCTAATTATTGGGAAAAATTTGGTAAAAATAAATTATGTTCAAAGGAACCAAAGAAAAAAAATAATAAAAAAAATAATAAAAAAAATAAATATAATAATAAATACTTTCATAATAAATTAAAAAGAATAATACCTAAACTAATTGATCAAACAGGAACTAGAAACACATTCTTATACGATTATAATGAATTTTACGTTTGTAACAAGGAAGCATTACTAAGAACAGTGGGAATGTATGCATTATATTTATTTGGTCATGACAATAATCATAGGACATATATAGCTAATTATAATCCAGAAACCGGAAAAATATTAGCATGCAAATTAGAATGGCTTTTGGGTTGTGTATTTTACGGAAAAAAATTATATGGACAATATTATCATATATATGATAATTATGCATATTTAGATGAAAATGGTAACGAAATTTATGAGGATACAACAACATGGCCAGAAAATTATGATTGTTTTGTGCACAAGAAGCAAGATTCATTGCCATTAACAGTAGAAAATGAATACAGAAAGGATAACATGAAAATATCATATGGTGAAAATATAAAAATGAGTGATTATGAAACAAAAAAAATAATAAAAAACTCATTTAGTCGTTATACAGATAAAGAATATATTAAAAATATTAAAAAATTATGTGGTTATTCAGAATACCAGAATAAGGAAATTATAAATAGATATTACTTATGTGAATCACATGATCATAGAATTTGTGAATACGAATTTACTAGAGAAAATATAATTAAACGTAATAATTTAATATTCAATTTTGAAAATGAATTAGAATTAACCAAACTTGAAAAATCAGATATTGATTTGGGAAATTTTTATTTTTTAAACGATAATCAGAAATATAATATATATTCTTTAGATATCAAAAAGCTAAATGTAGAACAATATAATCATGCATCATGCGATATTAGTCTATGTATATTTGAAGTAAAACACAAATATAAATTATTAAGAGAAAATGAAATCAATAAAATATATATTTTTGAAACTATCGAAAATGATCATGTGAAAATAATAACAAGTTATAATCCTATTAATTCATTTTGAAAATATTATATGATTTATTATCTTAAATTTATTTATTCATAAAAAATAATAAAAAATTTGAAAAAGTAATATTTTGGGAAAATAAAATATCTTCTATTAATTAAATCAATGAATGACATAGTACTTAAATCAATAAAATCAGAAAATATTAAAGATATCAAAAAAAAGATAACAGAATGGGTAGAACCAAACATTAAACATGAATGTATAATATTTGCTATAAAAAATTGTAAGAAAATAAGTACGATAAAATACATTAACAAATATATGGAATCAAAATATGATATTAATAGTAAAAGTGAACAATTATTAGAAATAGCATGTTATTATAGTCTAAATTTGGAAATTATCAAATATTTTGAAAAAATGAATAAAGGGAAAAAATTTGAGGAATTATATGGAGAAGATTTTTTACTTAAAATATTTTTAGAAAATATAAATTTAATAACAATAAAATATTTAATTAATGAAAAAAAAATGGATATTAATAAAACTACAAAATCTAATGATAACTGCTTAACACTAGCATGTAAAAAACAAAATTTCGAGGCAATCAAATATTTAATAAATGAAACTGATATTGATACTAATATAAAGAATAACAGTAACGAAAATGCTTTATTAATATGTTTCAAACAATCAGTTCTAAATTATGAAATAATAAAATTCTTAATTACTAGAACAAGAATCGATATTAACATCACAGACAAAGATGGGTATAATTGTTTATTTTACGCATGTTCAAATGGTACAATAGAAATCGTAAAATTATTAATTAAATATAATATTAACATAAATCATAAATTAGAAGATAACAGTAATTGTCTAATCCATGCATTCCGATACTCAAATAATTTGGAAGTAATAAAATATTTGATAAATAGTGAAAAAATATATGCTTATGCTACTACATGTCATAATAATGACGGATTAATATTTGCATGCTATGAAAACCAAAAATTAGAAAAAATAAAATATTTAATAAATGAATTGAATTTTTCAGTTAATAAAACAAATAATTTTGGTAGAAATGCATTATTAGAATGTTTTAATGGTAAAACCAAATTAAATCATGAAAACATAAAATATCTGATTACGGAAACTGATGTTGATATCAATATAATTGATGAAAATAAATATAATTGTTTATTATACGCGTGTTCAAAAAAGGATATAACGTTAGAAATAATTAAACTAATAGTAGAAAAAAATGTAAATTTATATGCTACAACAAAAGATGGTGATAATTGTTTATTATTAGCCTGTAAATATGTTAATAATATTGAAATAATAAAATATTTTATAGAAGAAAAAAAAATGAACATATATATTCAAAATAATCAAAAAAATAATTGCATGTTATTTGCATGTTGTAATCAAAACCTAGAAATAATAAAATATTTAGTTGAAGAAAAAAATATGGATCTTGGTTACAAAAACATAATAAATACAAATTGTTTATTAATGGCATGCGAATACAATAAAAATATTAAAATTATTGAATATTTAATAGAAAATAGTGAAATTAATATTTATGACACAAATTCAAATGATGAAAATTGTCTAATGATATTGGCAAGAGCAAATGGAGAAATAGAATTTTTTGATTATTTAATAGAAAAACAAAAAATGAGTCTTACTGAACAAAATATTAATGGTAAAAATGCACTATATTATGCTGCCGAATATATTAAATGTTCAAAAACGTTAAAATATTTAATAGAAAAATCTGGAATAGATATCAATTCATATACAGATACAACTCTATTATTTTTTGACAGAATATATAAATCTGGTAACTATCATGTTATTGAACATTTGATTAGGGAGAATATAATATCAATAGCTAGGATTGAACCAAATAGACTTAAATCAATTACAAATAATGAAATTTTATTAAATGAAATTATTCGTCTTGATATTGATCTAAAAAATTTTTTGGTAAATTTTAATTATTCAGAACAAAAAAATTTATTAAATGCAGCAAAATATCATCATGATTATTGGTTATCAATAATTTGTCAATATTGTAATCTCGAATTTATGGAATATTTAATTAATGAATTAAAATTAAATTATAATTATCGGAACGAAAAAGGAGAAGATTTACTAATGTTAGCTTTATCCAAAAATACAAAAATAGATATAATAAAATTTCTGGTTGAAAAAATGAATATAGATATGGAACTAGAACAAAAAGATTATTTAAAATATGTGTACGAAAATCCAAATTTTGAAATAGTAAAATATGTATTTGAAAAAAATAAATTTACAAAAGTTAATATTGATAAAATCTGTGAAAAAAATAAGAATCCCGAAATTATTTGTTATGCGATCGAAAATTATAGCTTAGATAAGGATTATGTTCAAGCTATGAAAATAATTTTGGAAAAAAATGTCTCACTCGAAATTATAAAATATTTAGTTGAAAACAATAAAGTAGATATAAGAGACAAGATCTATAATAATTGTTTAAAATCTATATTTGAAGTATCAAATGATCTACAATTAATAAGATATTTAGTGAAAAAATCAGATTATAAAATTGAAAAATTTGACAAATCTTTCTTACATTTAATAAGTAAAAAAACTGATAAAAATATTGCAAAATTTTATATCGAAGAGTTAAAAATTAATATTAATTATTTCTCAATATCTCAAATGTCATCCGAATTTTATTCTGTTTTTAGGGAAGGATATATTAGTTTTTATGAAAATGGAATAGTGTGTCAAAATGTTGAATTTGCAAAAATTATTAAAAAAAAGACATATTCACCATCTGAAATAGAAATAATTTATGATTATATCATGGAAAAAAATTTAAAAGGTGATATATTAACAAATAAAGATTTTTATGATAATTTATCTTATGAAAAATTGGTGAATTTATGTTTGCAAGGCATAAAAATACATTTGACAATCCAGGAATATATAGATGATAAAATTGTATTTTCCAATATATTTCTAAAAAACAAATTAGAAAAAATATTTACTATCAACAATATAGATTATTATGGAATATTTTCTGATGTTATAAGTATGTCACCAATGATTAAAAAAATTTACGATATAAAAATGGCAGATTATAATAATATTACAATTGATATGCCTGAAGTTTCTAAAAATACAATAGTTGTATATTTAAATATTTGTCATTTTAAAACAGTAATAGTATTAGGAGATTTGAATATAGATGAATTAATAGAATTTTATTATTTTCATGACAAATATCCGATATCCATAATTAATGACAATATATTAGATTCTTATTTTTATACTAAATTGAAAAATATAAACAGTATTGAGACGGAAAAATATCATGAGTTATTGGAAATTTGTAAAATAAGAGAATTTCCATATTTGTTATCTAAATTAAGTAGCATATATTATTACTAATCATAAAAGTCATCAAACTTTTTGAAAATAAGACGTTAAATGATATTTGCTACAATAATATTTAAAAGGTATGATCAAAAATATTTGTATTTTTTATAAACTATAGGCAATATATTATATAATTAGAATTGTAAGGAATCCAAGACTTACGGCTGTCACTATCAGATTATATAACATGCGAAAAGTTTTAGGATTAAATATTAAAATTATTGTAAATTTTATGAATATTTCTAGTTGGATCATATGTATAATAATAAAAAATCACCTTTTATTGATGATCCTAAAGCTCCCGTCGAAAAAAACCAGTAAAAGGTAAAAAAATAACAAACGAATGCATTAATTATATTATTGAATACGTTAAGGAGAATCATTAGTTTAATTTCAGATTATTAAGAAAAAAAATATCAGACTTGTTTAATGATAAAAATTTTTATAAAATAAATTAAGAGTTACAAAGTGTTTATAAAAATGTTATTTCAATAAACGAATCATCTATTGATATAAGTATTTGATGTAGTTATGGATTCGCGAAAAAAGAACAAAATGTGTCATAAAGTTTTCAAAAAAGATTTACAGCAATGATGATTATAAAATGATACCAAATTCCTCAAACGGTGAAACTTTAATGAGTTTTGTAAAGGAACAGATTATTTCAAAAACTTAAAAAACATTATTTATGGATAATGTTAGGATTCATCATTACAAGAAATCTACAAAATATGTTAATGGTACCAAAAAAGTTATATACAATGTACCATACGCACATTTATATTTAATTCAATAGAATATGTCTCTAACAGTTTAAATGTACTTAAGATAACTAAATCAATTAAATGAGTTATTAAAAAAAATTCAAGTCAAACATGAACATTAAAGAAGTTAATAACTATTATAACAAAGTATTTGCAACTTATTCGATAATAATTAATAGAAAATAGATAATCTAACATTTAAAAAATATTTATTTTTTTCTGTATTTGAGACCTTTAAAAACAAAAAAAAGAGATAGATAGTTAACAATTTTTTTTAATTATGTCCATTTTGAGATTAATATAATGAACAAAATACTAAAATAAACAGACAAATATTTTATTTATTTAAAATTTTTTATTAACATTTCTTATAACTTTTTGAAATAAATTTTCCAATAATTAAACTAAT